CTCAGCGGCTGGCAACCCCGACTCCGTGACCCTCTACATTCCCGACGCGGGCATCCGCTACCAACAGGCGATGTTCGTGCAGGTGTCTGGCGGGGCTGCTTGCGGCCTAACCCTCTTCTACGATTGAGGTCTCAGATGGCTACTTCCCGTGGTGCTGGCGCGGCCCAGCGCGGCTACGAATACAAGGTCTACAAGTCTGGCGGCAAGGTCAAGAAGTATGCTGAAGGCGGCAGCGTCGAGGAGGACCGGGAAACCCGGCGTCCGATGCCCACTTCGGAAATGCTTCCGACCAGCAAGCAGCGCCGGATGGCAATGCGTCGCAAGTCCAAGCCCAAGTCGGACACCGAGAAGATGAGCGAACTCGTGCGCGACATGACGCATGAAGAGCGGCGCGCCGAGGCCAACCAGATGGGCTTTTCCTCTGGCGGCAAGGTTGCCAAGTACGCCAAGGGCGGCTCCTGCCGGGGTATGGGTTCTGCCACCAAGGGTGGCAAGTACACCATCAAGTAAGCCATGGCTACTTCCGGGACCACCAACTTCAGGTTGCCCCTCGATGAGTTGCTGGAACAGGCATCTCTTCGGGTCGGGGGTGAACCCACGCTAGGTACCGAAGCCCGTGTGTCCCGGCGGGCTTTGGACCTTCTTTTCACTGACCTCCAGAATCGCGGCATCCTCCTCCACACCCTGGAGCAGGTGGCCGTTACCCTCGTCACCGAAAACGCAACCATCAGTTGTAGTGCCGACACCCTCGACGTGTTGGACGCGGTGGTGCGACGCAACGGCACCGATCTCATGATGCGCCGCATCGGTTACGGAGAATACCTCGACATTCCCCGCAAGGAACAGACGGGGCGTCCCACCCACTTCTTCGTCAATCGTCAGCGGGACAACCCCTCGATCTACTTGTGGCCTTCCCCGGAAAATTCCACCGACATCCTCATCTTCTGGAAGATGCGGTTTGTGCAGGATGCCGGGAAGCTATCCAATGACCCCGACATGCCGCGCCGCTTTTGGCCCGCGCTGGTGGCGGGGTTGGCTTACTACCTAGCGTTCAATCGGGGTCTCCAATTCCCGATGGATCGCCTCGCAATGCTGAAGTCCGAATACGAGGACCAACTTTCCCACGCCACGGACGAAGATCGGGAGAGGGCCACCCTTCGTATCGTCCCCCGGTATCGGTGACGCATGGGGCAGTACGCGTCAGGCAGACACAGTTGGAGTCTTTGCGACAGGTGTGGGTTTCGCTTCCGCTACCTGCAGATCCGTAACGAGCCGGGGACCGCCTGGCGCGTCTGCAGCACCTGCAACGATGGGGCATTCAACCTAGTCTCCCATCCTCAGAACAAGCCGCCGCCCGTCTTCCCGGATCCGCAGTCCCTACGCTACCCGCGCCCCGATGTCAACCTGGTTGTGGGCAGTGAGCCGAATGACGAGCAGCAGCTTCCCATGGATGAAGGCGGACCCGGAGGCCCCTGATGGCACTTGTCAACGGAGATCGCGTCCGCGAATACACTGCTGCCACCGGAGACGGTCTTATCGACTTGCAGGGTGCCGTCCGCACCTATCGCCGGTTCGTGGATGGGGTTGGCGTCGGCAACCAGACCTACTACGCCATCGTCCACTCCCGCCTCGATGAGTTCGAAGTTGGCCTCGGCACCATCCTTCTGGTGGGTGCCCTCTACTATCTGCGGCGCGACACCATCTACGTCTCCAGCAATGCCAACCAGAAGGTCTTCTTCTCCAAGGGGCAGAAGCAGGTTGCTACGATCTATCCTGGCACCCAGATCGATCAGATTGCGGCCAACGTCTCCCTCTCCCAGCAATACGCGGTCCAAGCCTCCCTGGCTGCCGTTGATTCCTCCGTAGCCGCTGTAGCCGCCAGCACCTACCGCAACCAAGCTTTCGACTACGCATCGGCAGCGGGGATCTACGCGGCCAACGCCTCGGTTTCGTATGTCGATGCCGCGTCGGCTGCAGCAGCCGCAGCTTCCATTGTGGCTGGCATTTCGTCGGTAGCCGTAGACGCATCCAACGCGGTGGTCGCGGCATCCCTGGCCCAAGTCTACAAAACTTCGGCATCGGCCTACGCCACCCAGGCCGCCGACGCAGCGTCCGCAGCCCAAGTTTACCTGGTCTCCACCTCCGCCAACGCTACACAGGCAGCGGCAGCAGCATCCAATGCCGCCATCTACAAGGCGTCGGCTGAAGCTTCCTACCTCAATGCCGCGAGTGCCGCCAACGCTGCCAGCATCTCGATGGTGGCCGCATCTTCCTACGCCACCAACGCCCTCTCCTACGCCAACGACGCCCAACTGTATCGGACTTCGGCGGAAGCCGCAGCCTCGGTGGCCAGCGTCCAGGCGGCAGCCGCCTCGGTCTCTCGCGTCTCAGCCAACAACGCCGCATCCATCGCGGCAGTGTACGCCGAACAGGCGTCGGCATCGCGGACCCAATCCCAGACAGCCGCCACCTCCGCTAACAACGCAGCATCGCTGGCTGGCGTCTACGCCAACAACGCCTCCATCACTTACGTCAACGTGGTTTCCGTAGCCAACTACGTTTCCGCGCTGGCTGCGGGCGTATCGTCGATTGCGGACCAAGTTTCTGCCGCACTGGCGGCTGCGTCTTCCGCCCTCATCTACAAGACTTCGGCATCTGCCTACGCAACCGAAGCCGCAACCAACGCCTCTTTGGCATTCATCTACAAGGCGTCGGCCTCTGCTTACGCAACTGAAGCCGGTACCTACGCAAGCCAGGCTTCGACTTCGAGGGTCTCCGCCAACAACGCAGCTTCGATTGCGGGTGTCTACGCACTCTCCGCCAACACTGCGGCCTCCATCGCGGGAGTATTCGCTGCGTCTGCTTCCGCCTACGCCTCGGCGGCAGCCCGCGACGCCTCCCTCGCCTTCATCTACCGGACATCCGCTTCGGCTTTTGCGACCTCAGCCGCAGCCGATGCTTCCCTTGCCGCGATCTACGCAGCTTCCGCAAACAATGCCGCGTCTCTTGCTGCCCTTTACGCCACCTCAGCTTCGGTGGCCAACGTGTCCGCACAAGCCGCGTTGTCGGCTCTCAACGCACGTATCACCTACGGTACCGCCGCCCCCACGGGAGGATCCAACGGTGACATCTACTTTCAGTACACCTAATTGATTTATCGCCAACCATCTGTTAGGATACGGGCATGGCAGACAACGTAGGTATTACCCCAGGCACTGGCGCAACCGCTGCCGCCGACGATATCGACGGCGCGCTACACCAGCGTGTCAAGATCACGGTCGGCAGCGACGGGGTCTCGCGCGGGGATGTGGATGTCACGAACCCCATGCCGGTGCGGCAGGACGACCTAGGGGCCATCGAGCAAGCAGCAGAGCAACTCAACACCGCCGAGATCCCCACCGGTAACGACGAGCCGCTTCAGCTTGTCGGCTTGCACCCCAACTTCCCGCTGCCCATCGACACCGCGACGCCTATGCCGATTGCGGGCCGAGACAGCACTGGAGCGCAGCGGCAAATACTGACAGACCCCTCTGGGGCAATAGTTCAGTCGTCTGATACTAAATATATCCGATTGGACGCATTGATACCAACATCAGTTGCAAACAGCTTGTTTGGACTGATTGATTGCAGCGGATATCAAAGCATCGTCGCTGTGTGCCGTTCCGGCTCTAGTTCACTTAACTGGGGGATGCAATGGAGCATGGACCTGGTTAATTGGTATAATGCCCGCGTCATAAATATAGCTGGTGGAACAGGTCAGCAGATTTCGGGCTATAACATTTCTTCCGTACTCAACGACACATATCACGTTCCAGTGATCGGCAGATATTTGAGGTTCGTAATAGCAGGCAACACTGCGGCAACTCAAGGATACAGCTGGGACGTGTACCTGCAACGCGCGCCATTAAATTATCCAACCATACCTTCTGCGGCGGCGGTAACTGCGACCATTTCTGGAACTCCCACAATCACTGCGTCTGGCCCTACGGCTGCTGGAAGCGCTCACGGCTCAAACAATCCGCTTCAGATCAGTGGATCTGACGGCACCAACGTCCGCCGCATCCTCACGGACACCGCCG